ATTAGTAATAAAACGAAACGGTGAACCGTATGAAGCCAAATAAGCAACAATATGTTGATTTTATTATAAATGAGTTAATCAAGGGAAATGTTAGCTATTCTGATGTTTCTTTAGTATTCTTTAGTAAATTTAAGTTGAGCGTTCCAACATTTGCAAAGTATTGGAAAATTGCCAACGAGACGCACAGGGCTACCCAAAAAGAGGCTCAACAAGCAATAAAGGATATAACCATAGAGACGGCAGTTGAAGGCGCAAAACAAGGCTTAAAATCAAAATTAGAATTTGTACTTGAGATTCAAAAAATGCTCGATGACGATATTTACGAGGAATCGGTATTGGATTTAAAGACAGGCAGGGTTACTCGCTTCCATCGTAAGTTAACCCCACTTGAACGTAAAGCACTATATGAACGAATAAGTAAATTCGAGGGAATGGACGCACCAACCAAAGTAGCACAAACCACAGTAGCAGGCGATGACTTACAACCAATAACCCTATCAAACCTAACCGATGACGAGCTTAGAACACTTGCTGAATTGCAACGTAAGAGCGGAATTAGCTAGGCGAAACTTTAGAGACTTTGTTGCCTACCTCAAACCCGAATACATATTTAAAGATTTTCACGACTATATCATTTCGAGGCTAGAAGCCTTTGAACGTGGCGATATAAAGAAACTGATGATATTCATGCCACCGCAACATGGAAAATCGGAGCTAACAAGTCGTATATTTCCTGCTTACTTACTTGGCAAAAATCCAAAGAGAAAAATAATCATTAGTTCGTATAGCGCTACCATCGCTCACGAATTTGCCCGAGATACAAAAAACAATATCAACTCAATTGAATACAGAGATATATTCGACACTAGGATAGGGGCCATCAAGCAAAACGATGGTAGTTATTCCGATTCTAGTTCGTATTTCCATACATCACCACATAAAGGATTTGTATATGCCGTTGGGCGTGGAGGCTCTATCACATCCAAGACAATTGACATAGGTATTATTGACGATCCGTTGAAAGGACGTGAGGAGGCTATGAGCATGACCGTAAAAACTAAGCTATGGGATTGGTATATCAACGATTGGCGCACTAGGATGCACAACAATAGTCAAGAATTACTAATTCAAACAAGATGGGACACAGACGATTTAGGAGGCAAGCTACTTACCAAAGAGCCCGAGCAATGGGAGGTTATTTGTTTTCCTGCAATAAAGACTGCTGATTATTCCGAATACGACAAGAGAAAGGAGGGGGAGCCATTGTTTCCCGAAAAACACAGCCTAGAAAGGATTTTAGACGTTAAGTCAAAATCGGAGGTGACATTTAACTCATTGTACCAACAGGACCCTAAACCCGATACGAATGTATTAGTGCATCCTAATTTCGTTAAGGTTAAAGAATTTCCGTTGAAATCAATCGAGCGATGGATTACCGGTATAGATTACGGTTACACAAACGACCCTACAGCGATTGTCAAAATTGGCATATGGGGCAATAAAAGATATTGGCAATGCTTAACCTACGAACCTGGAATAAGCCCCGAAAACATACACAAGATTCTTGTAATGCACGGATTACACCAATCACCGATATATAGCGAGCATGATGTAGAGATGGTAGCAAAATTGAGGCGTATGGGATTAGGCGTATCATTAGCTAATAAATCAATTTATGCAGGAATTTTAGAAGTAAATCAGCACGAGAACTATTATCTCGAAAATGATAAGTGGGTAGATTTTGAGGTTAAAAAATATCAATTCATCACCATAGGAGAAATAATATTGAACGACCCAGTTGATAAAGACGACCACGCGATGAATGCTGGGAGATATGCTGTTTACACCGATGCGTTACAAAAAACAGGAAGATAAAAAAGCCTACCAAGTATGGCAGGCGTTCTCAACTAATAAATAAACAACATGAATCATCACAAAATTATATAAAAAAAATTAATAAATTGTATTAATTAAATATTTATTATTAATTTTGTTTTCAAATGATAAACTATCTATGCTCTTGTGGTAAAATCCTATTCAAGGGATGGTTATCGAAAGGCAGTAAGGTAGAGATAAAATGTAAGTGTTGCAAGGCAATACGGACAATTGAGGTCCAGTAGTACCTAGAGTACAAATAGGCACTAGATGCCAAACAGAGCCATAGAGCTCAACTTTTTTTAATTAATTAAAAAGTAAGTTTGGCAAACGCAATAATTAAGTTAGGATTAGCGATAGAAGCAGTAAGAACTGTTTTTGCCACTAATAAATCCGCACCGCTTGAGGTGTCTGATTCTTATTCTAGCGAAGGTATAGCAATTGCAAATGATAGATTTTTTGAAATACTAGGGAACTCCGTATTTTTTGAATCCTACAACACCGCCTCCAAAACAGCTAAGGTGTATAAAGAATGCCCACCACTCAATTTCATACTTAATCAAAAAAATCTCCAACTCACTAACGGTAATCTAGTATGTAATCGAGTGTATGAGAATGGTAAAAAAACACCGGTACGCAATCCACAGTTTACCGATATTATCAACTATCCTAATCCGATAGAAACCGGTAAGCAATTCCTAGGCAGGCTAAATACGATATTAAAAATATTCAAGTATTGCCCAGTGCTCAAGGTTTACGCATCAGGATTTGAAGATGAAGGACCTAGGCAGTTATGGATTTTACCACCTCACAAATGTAGAATCACATTAAAAAAGAATGTCAGCTTTCCCGATTCTATACATGACCTAATTGAAAAGTTTGAACTGCTTGGGAATAATGGAATGTACACCACGCTAGACCATAAGAATATTTATTTCTATACCTCAAGCGATGTAAGCATAGAGGGTGATGCATTGCCCGAATCGTTACTTGAAACCTACAAATACACGATTAATAATATCATCAAGAACTATGAATCAAGAGGTGTTATTACCGAGCGTAGAGGTGCATTGGGCATATTGTCACCCGATGGCAAAGACGCAGCAGGCCCAATACCAACAAACAATATCGAGAAGACGCAATTACAAAATGATTATCGCAAGTACGGTCTATCAAAGGATCAATGGCAAATAATCATTAGCACCATCCCAATGAAATTCACGCCAATGTCAATGAATATCAAAGACTTGATGTTATTGGAACTAGCGATTGACGATATTAAAACATTGTGCATGGCCCTAGGCTTTGAGTTTAACCTCACGCCATGGGGAAGCGACACAGCCTTTGCAAATAAGAATATTGGGGAGAAGCGACAATACCAAGACTTCACAATTCCCGAGGCCGAAAACTTAATGTTTCAATTTACCGACTGTACAGGTGTTGATGCGAAGGGTTTTGAATACAGCCTTGATTATAGTCATGTGCCTTGCTTACAAGCTGATGAAAAAGAGAAAGCAGAGGTTAGGCGCAATAATGTCAATAGTATTTCCATGCAAATGTCAAGAGGTTTAATCACCTATGGCAGAGCAATGGAGATTCTAGGTGAAGCAGATAGCACACCTGCAGACATGGCAAAGAAATTCATTTGGGAGCTACCCGAGGAAATACAAGCACTGTATAAAGTCGCACAACCTACTGATAATAATAATTCACAAAATCAAAATAGTAATAATGGCAACGGAAACTAAATACAGATGTGTATGTGAGCACACCATGACCAATGGCACCACTCATAAGCGTGGTGAAATTATTACCGCTAGCCAATACGCGAATAGCGATAAAAGATATTGGGTAAAAGTACTTGAAGACAGCGTATTGGACGCAATAAAAGCAGGCCGAGAGAAGATGGTTAACCAACAAACAATAATTACAAAATGATAAAAGTACCTGATTTTGGAACTGATAAAGACCAATTGTTTGATTGGCTTAAACAGAATAAAAACTTATTGATTCAGCAAAAGAAGATGACAATCAAAGAGGCTGATTCTTTTTCTGTTAACATGGCAAAAGAAGCGTATGTATTGCCAGACAAAAACAAGGAGTTTGGGATAGTCGACGTGACTAGCAAAAACCTTGTAATTAAAGCCGCTATCAACAGCACAGGCATTATAGACAGCCATCTCGACTTGCATCTTCCTAAAGGATGGAATCGGACTGTAAAGCATAAGGCTAACGATGGGTTGCATCTTAAAGAGCATAAAATGGTGTTTGACAATGTACTTGCAGATGGGATAAACGAAGTGGAGGTTTATGTTACTACAATGACGTGGAAAGCACTAGGTTATAAATATGAAGGTAATTGTGATGTGTTAATGCACAAAGCTACATTAAAGGCATACGCACAGCCATTGCCACATCAATTGACTAAGGCAGAAATGTATTACCGATATCGTGATGGGGAGGTTAAAAACCATTCAGTTGGCATGGGATACGGAGGCGTTATTTTTTGTGTGAACAGTGATGAAAAGTATTGGAAAGAGGAAAAAGATAATTACAATAAGTACCTTGAATTTGCTGTCAATCCCGAGGTGGCAGACGAATATGGCTATTATTTCGCTATACCAGAAATGAAATACTATGAAGGTAGTTCAGTGGTTAGGGGTAGTAATTGGGCCACACCTACAGTATCAGTTACGGAACAAAAAGAAGAAATCATCGAACCCGCTAAGAGTAGCACTTCGACAATTATAGACGCGCCGATAGGCACTCAAAAACCCGATCTAAATAAAATTTTCAAACAAATTAAATTCTAAAAATGAAAAAAACTCATTTAAGTTTTGCGCCAAAAATGAATGGCCGAAACTCAAAAACAATGTTCTCGGCTTATCGTTCTGATGGCAACGAAACGCCCGAGCAAAAAAAAGCAAGAGAAGCCAAAGAAGATGCGGACTTCCTCGAAACCATCAAAGGACTTGACGAAGCAGGCCAAGCAACTGTAAAGGCTGCAAGAGCTCAATTCAAAGCAGTACAAGCCGAAATGGAAGCCAATATGATTTCCAAAGAAGATGCCGAGCAAATCACCAAGACTGCAGTTGATGCCGCTAGCACGGAATTAAAAGCCATCATTGAAGACTTGAAAAAGAAAACAATGAATCTAGGTGTGACCGTGAGCAATATCAAGAATAATGCGCCAACAGAGGAAAAACCAATGACCTTTAGAAAGCAATTGGAAAAAGCCTTTGATTCTGTAAAAGATGAAATAGAAACAATCTTGAAAAACCGTGGTAAACAAAGTGGACCATTGATAGCTAAGGTTGCAACTACTATCACTGCAGAAGGAACTATTGGAGCCGGTGGCAGTGCTGCACACTACAACCTAACCCAAAGTACCGGTATCATTAGTACAATTCGCAAAAGAGTATTAACCTATTTGCAAAATGTAGGCATTACTCCAATCGACCCAACACGACCTTATGTGAATTGGATTGAGGAATTAGACGAGCAAGGTACACCGATTATGATTGGCGAGGGTGATGGAAAAACTATGTTGTCTGTACGCTATGAGGAAAGAGAAAAGAAGGCTAAGAAAATAGCTGTCTATGGCAAAGTCACAACAGAGATGATGCGTTATTTACCACGTTTGATTGCTTACATCGAAAATAATTTGATGAAGCGCGTGGATATTATCACAGAGGACCAATTATTCAATGGCGATGATACTGGCGATAATTTGAAAGGTATCATTCCTTATGCAACTGCATTTGATGGTGGTATCGGAACAAAGGCCGGTGCTGGCTTAGTTGGGTTAGTGCCTGCGCCTACTTACGCCGATGTAATTCGTGCTGCAGTATTGCAAGTTCAAAACAGTTACGGTGTTCCTAATGCGTTCTATGTTGATAATGACATTCTTGCATTGATGGATACCGAGAAAGATGATTTAGGCGGTTATGTTTTACCTCCATTCAAATCTACTGACGGTACTACTGTTGCAGGTGTTCGATTAATTCCTACAACTGCATTAGCCGGTACAACTTACGAGTTTGTAGGTGGTGACCTTTCAGTGGTTGGTGTTGGATTTACTGACAATATGAGTATTCAAATTGGCTTAGACGGTAACGACTTTACCAATAATAAGAAAACGATTATTGTTGAGCAAGAGCTTGTACAGTGGGTTTCAGCAAATGATACTGCAGTATTGATTAAAGGAACTTTCCAAACAGCTAAAGACTTAATCAGTGCTCCGGTAGTGCCTTAGTAGTAAATATTCACCAAAAAAAATAAATATAAATGGGAAACCCTAAGAAAACAAGTGGCAAAGCTACTAAGCAAGAAAAGCCAAAAGCAAATACTTCAAAGCCAAAGCAAGCACCAAAGGCAAGCGGGCCACAAACGAAAGTTGTTGTGGTTGGAACCGCCAAGGGTCCGCTCTTAAATGGTAAGAAGTACAAACTTATGCCGAAACTAGCTAAAATAGTTACCAATAAAGGGTTTGCCGCTTTCGACAAAGATTAATTAATTAAAAAAAAATTCATAAAACAAAATGAAAAAAATCCTTATAGTGATGCTGACACTTATTTCAGCACTTGCATTTGACAGCGCAAAGGCGCAAATCTTAATGTATCGCAATACAGATACAACCTCAAGCGGTCAAGCGACAACCGCTACTATTACCACAGGCACCACAGATACGCTCTATGATGCTAACACGCTCTATTCATTTTATACCAAAGTAGGGGCCTTGAATGCGTCCACAGTAGCTAATTACATGATTACTTTCAATGTAACAAAAATTTCAGGCTCTGGCACAGCCAAGGTATTTCTACAAGGCTCTACAGATGGTATCGTTTGGCGCAATGTCAATACCTCAATGTTGGGTACAGATGGCTATAATTCTGATACGCTTAATATCGCAGCAGCTACAACAACTCCAGGCGTTAATTACACCTATTCATCTACCAATGGTAGTGGTGTATTAAGGCCTACGTTAAGCGCAGCAGTATATTACGTCAATGGCTCTAGGTACTTGTATTTTAGGGTAAAGATTATTGGCGCAGGAACACAGGCCACATTGTATAAGAACTTCAAACTTTATACTTTCTATTAGTAGTGGCCAACATTACGACATATGAGTTATTTGTAGGTGAAATAAACATCCCTAACATCGCACCATCACAAACAGATGCCGATGCTCTTGAATTGTTTATTAATCAGTATGAACCGCAATTGTTGAG